ACGGCCTTACTGCAGCGCACAAGACACTCCCATTTGGAACTAAGCTCAAAGCTTGCTTCAAACGGTGTGCCGTTGTTCGGGTCAATGATCGCGGTCCTTATGCTCATGGCAGGGGATTGGATCTCAGTAAAGGTGCGGCTGATGCTATCGGTCTCACTAACTCTGGAGTTGGAAGGGTAAAAGTAACCCGTCTTAACTAACTTCAACTATGACTGCTATTCTTGCAGCTCCTCGGTCTCAGTCCAACTGGGACCGTTTTTGTAGCTGGGTAACCAGCACCAACAATCGTCTTTATGTTGGGTGGTTCGGAGTCCTCATGATTCCTTGCCTGCTTGCAGCAACCACCTGTTTTATTCTTGCATTTGTTGCGGCTCCACCTGTCGATATTGATGGCATCCGTGAGCCCGTCTCTGGGAGTCTTCTTTATGGAAACAACATCATATCGGGAGCCGTCGTTCCGAGCAGCAATGCCATCGGACTTCACTTCTACCCAATTTGGGAAGCTAGTTCACTTGATGAATGGCTCTACAACGGGGGTCCATTCCAACTCACAGTGTTCCACTTCCTCATTGGCATCTATGCTTACATGGGACGAGAGTGGGAACTTAGCTATCGACTAGGGATGCGTCCCTGGATCTTTGTTGCGTACTCTGCTCCTGTGGCAGCAGCAACCGCTGTGTTCCTTGTTTATCCTTTTGGCCAAGGCTCGTTCTCCGATGCTATGCCCCTTGGTATCAGTGGTACATTCAACTACATGCTGGTGTTCCAGGCTGAGCACAACATCCTGATGCACCCCTTCCACATGCTTGGGGTAGCAGGTGTGTTTGGTGGTTCTCTGTTCAGTGCAATGCACGGTTCACTTGTGACCTCCTCGCTTGTTCGTGAAACGACTGAAGAGGTATCTCAGAACTACGGTTATAAGTTTGGACAAGAGGAAGAGACGTACAACATTGTAGCCGCTCATGGTTACTTTGGACGTTTGATCTTCCAGTACGCTTCGTTCAATAACTCTCGTAGTCTGCACTTCTTCTTGGCTGCTTGGCCGGTGGTTGGCATTTGGTTTGCTGCTCTTGGCGTGTCTACCATGGCCTTCAACCTGAACGGGTTTAACTTTAACCAGTCGCTTCTTGACAACAAGAACCACGTGATTAATACTTGGGCAGATATTCTGAACAAGGCTAACCTTGGTTTTGAGGTAATGCACGAGCGCAACGCTCACAACTTCCCTCTTGATTTGGCTGCTGCTGAAACTACTCCTGTGGCTCTGGTAGCTCCTGCTATTGGTTGAGCGTGGCACATCAATCCTCCCAGCTTCAGGCTTTTGTAACTCGTTACAGTCCTGAGCCTGAAGTGCAAGAAGAAGAACAAACTGAAGAAGAAGAGACTCAGGAAGAATCTGAGTAAATCGTAGGGAGAGCACCTCAGAGTCGGACTCTCCCTTCCTTGGCTGAGGCCGGTACGCCGACACCCTTAGCCGTTGACAGTCGGAAAGACGACAACACAATAAGGCTACACATTTTTTTTCCAAACGTTTGGAGAGCAAGTAAACAACTTCTTTCTCTCTTTCAATGGCACATCAAACTTCTACCCTGACCACGAGCCTGACTCGTCCTGGTCAGGATAATGGTGCGGGCGACGCCCGTGCTCTGTATCTCAAGCTGTTTAGCGGCGAGATGTTCAAAGGTTTCCAGCACGAGTCGATTGCTCGTGACCTGGTTATGAAGCGCACTCTGAAGAACGGTAAGTCTCTTCAGTTCATCTACACTGGCCGTACCACGGCTGAGTTTCACACCCCTGGCAACGCTATCCTTGGCAACAGCGATGGTGCGCCCCCGGTGGCTGAGAAGACCATCACCTGTGATGACCTTCTGATTAGTTCGGCTTTCGTGTATGAGCTGGATGAAGTGCTGGCTCACTACGACCTGCGCTCTGAGATTTCCCGTAAGATCGGCTATGCTCTCGCTGAGAAGTATGACCGTTATATCTTCCGTGCTATCGCCCGTGGCGCTCGTCAAGCCAGCCCGATCACCAAGGCCAGCTTCGTTGAGCCTGGTGGTACTCAAATCCGTGTTGGCTCTTCTGCCAACGATTCCGATGCTTTCGACTCTACCGCCCTGGTGGCTGCGTTCTATGACGCTGCTGCTGCGATGGATGAGAAGGGCGTGTCCAGCGACGGTCGTGTGGGTGTTCTGAACCCCCGCCAGTACTACTCGCTGATCCAAGCCATCGGTTCCAACGGTCTGGTGAACCGCGATGCTCAGGGTGATTCCCTGCAGCGCGGTAACGGCATCATCGAGATTGCCGGTATCAAGATCTACAAGTCCATGAACATTCCGTTCCTGGGCAACTACGGTACCAAGTACGGCGGCACCACTGGTGAAACCTCGCCTGGTAACGTGGGTAGTTTCGTTGGTCCTGCTCTTGAGAACGCTGCTACCGGCAGCGGTGTGAACAACGACTACGGTACTGCTGCTGAAGTGGGTACCAAGTCCTGCGGCCTGATCTTCCAGAAGGAGGCTGCTGGTGTGGTTGAGGCCATTGGTCCTCAAGTGCAAGTGACCAGCGGCGACGTGTCGGTGATCTATCAAGGAGACGTTATCCTCGGAAGGCTCGCAATGGGGGCCGACTATCTGAACCCCGCTTGCGCTGTTGAGCTGTACGTGGGTGGCACTGCGCCTTCTGCTTTCTGATTCTTTGTAATCAATCTTGGGGGAACTTCGGTTCCCCTTTTTTTTATCTTCTGATAGGTACTATGCCCTTTCCTACATATGCTGCGTCCACCGAACTGGATGCTGTTAATCAAATTTTAAGCTCTGTGGGACAGGCACCTGTCACCACGCTGGATCTACAGAACCCCGAAGTCTCCATTGTCCTTAACACTCTTCGTGAGATTAATCGACAAGTCCAATCTGAAGGTTGGATCTTTAACACGGAGCGGGACTATGTAATGCAACCCGATTCCAACACCAATCAAATTACTTATCCGTACAACGTTCTACAGATGGATGCTAATGTAGAACACCATAAAAACGATTACGATCTTGTACGTCGTAGTGGTAAGTTGTACGACCGTCTTCACCACACCTTTGAATTTACCGAGGATATTCATGCGGATATTACTTGGTACTTTGATTTCACTGATGTACCCCCTGCTATTCAAACGTACATCGTTGCACGTGCTGCCCGCATGTGTGCCACTAAATTAATTGGTGATCAAGAAATCAATAAACTCCTTGCTGAACAAGAAGTCTATACCCGTGCTGCAGCCATTGAATATGAATGCAACCAGGGTGATTACTCCATGTTCGGATTTAGGGATGGTCATAACTATTACGCAAGCTACCAACCTTATCAAGCTTTGATGCGATGAGTACAATCAGCCAAAGAATCCCAAACCTATTTCTTGGTATCTCACAACAGCCAGATAGTAAGAAGTTTCCTGGACAAGTCCGTGATGCTGTGAATACCCTACCTGACTTTGCGTTGGGTATGTTGAAGCGCCCAGGTGGTGAATACATTGAGTCGTTGACAAACGCTACCACCACTGGTCGTTGGTTTTCGATTCTTAGGGATGAAGAAGAGAAGTACGTTGCTCAGTATGCTAACAACGTATTTCGCATCTGGAATCTTGCAGATGGTTCTCCCCGAGCTGTTAACATGGGAACCAATACTGGTGTCCCTGGTACGTGTGTAATAGCTAATGTAAAAACTACACTGGCTAACTATAATACTGCTGTAGCTTTTAAAAAGGTTAAGCTGACTGAACTGAATGATGCTCAGTCTACGTATGCTGAAACCCTTGCTGGTCAAAACAGTACTACGGAAGAGTTGTTTGATGTAAAATACAACTACACTCCTCCCAGTTCTCCTAACTCTTTTCATGAGGTGTACCTGTATTCAGGTATCACTAAAAATGCAGCTGGAGTGTATGTAGTTAAGAACGCTGACACAGTGGTGTCTACAAGCGTCTCCTTGCCCGCTGGATACGCTCTTGGTACCGAACGTACCGATGAGCATCCAAAGCTTGCTGCAGAGGGCTACAGGGTCTTTACAGCGATACATGATGTAGCTGCCACACATACTGCTGGTCAACTTGCAGCAGCCTTGGCTGCAATGAATACGGCACAGACCAACTACGATAACGCCGTTACAGATGAAGCCACTAAGCTTGGTCTTTATAATACACAGGTAAATAACTGTGCTATTACCACTGTCCCTGCTAATGCTTATCTTAAAGATGCTGATCCGAATGACATTGAAGTACTAACACTCAATGACTACACCTTTGTTTTGAATAAAGCAAAGACTGTAGCAATGGATACAGTGACTACAACTGCTGCTCTTCCTCATCAAGCTTTTGTTGTTCTCAGTATTGTCGGTACAGGTCATTACCAGATCAAACTTGATGGAACCTTACGGGGCACATACAATGCAGGTGCTGGTGGTGACGTAGATCAAATCCTTTCTGATCTTGTTGGTGATATTCACAACCAAACTTTTGGTGGTAAGACCTACACTGCCATACGAGTTGGTGCTGGTATCTACATTAGTTGTACTGCTTCCTTTACTATTGAAGTTACAGGTGGTCCTTCAGAGGATGCCTTGTATGCTTTCCAGGATACTGTTGCTACGGTATCAGCTCTTCCCAGTCAAGCTAAAGATGGTTACCTTGTAAAGGTTGTCAACTCTGCTGATGTTGAAGTTGATGATATGTGGCTACAGTTTAACACTTCTTCTGGTGCTACTTATGGCGTAGGCACATGGGAAGAGACTGTTGGACCTGGTATTACGTATAAGCTTGATCCACTGACTATGCCACATCAGTTGGTACGTCAGACAGATGGTTCATTTACTTATGGACCTGTGACTTGGGATGACCGTTTGGTTGGTGATCTTACCACTAATCCTAATCCTAGTTTCATTGGAACTACCATCAAGCACATGTTCCTTTATCGGAACCGACTTGGTTTCTTGTCTAATGAAACGGTAACCATGAGCCGAGCAGGTGACCTGTTCAACTTCTTTAACACCACCGCTCTTACCTCAACAGATGATGACCCGATTGATATTTCGGCATCAACTGCTAAACCAGTTACTCTTAACTACGTACGGCCTACAGCTGTTGGTCTGATTCTATTTGGTAATACTGAACAGTTTCTGCTTAGCACTGACTCTGACATTCTGAGTCCTAAGACGGCAAAGATTAATACTATGTCGTCATATGAGTGTGAGGCTCATGTTGAAGCTGTTTCTACTGGTATCTCCACTAATTTTATTGCTAAAACTTCTCTTTACACAAAGCTATTTAACCTGACAGATATTAGGAATGATAGCCCTCCTCTTGCAGAAGAGCTAACCTATAACATTCCTGAACTGATTCCAAGTACTATTGATAGCTTTATTTCTTCTGCAGCTGCATCAATCATTTCGTTGGGTACTGTAGGAAGTAGCACTGTCTATCAATACCGATTCTTGCAACTAAGTGAGAAACGAGTGCAATCTTGGTATAAGTGGACCTTGGCTGGTACTTTGTTGGATCAATTCTTTGATCAAAGCACTTACTACACTGTAGTAGCCAATGGTAGTGAAGTAGAAGTTCAAGCATTTAATCTTCGCCAATCAAGTGATGAAGGGTTCCTTACTCTTCCCACTGGTGAAAAGACCGATGTGTTCTTGGATAATTGGACCATCAACCCTTACAGAACTTACAATTCTGGCACTGATACAACCCGTGTCTTTTTACCTTATGACACTGTAGCCGGTAAAACTTTTGTGGTTGTAGTCCTTGGTGGTTACATCGGAGGTAGTAATGTTACCTCCAGTCAATCCGTTGGTGCTGTCCTTGAACCAACAGTAGCAGGTACAACCGGTGCTTACTATGCTGACATTGATGGTGACTATCGTGGTCGGGATCTAATCATTGGATACCAATACGACATGTCACTTGAACTTCCTACATTTTATATTACTAAGAGTGAGGGAAGCTTTGTTAGCAGTGATCAAACCGCTGATCTTATCATTCATCGAATCACAGTTGGTACGGGTCTTAGCGGTCCTGTAACTTATGAAATTGATTTGACTGGCATCCCTACATGGGAGAATGTAGTGTCTACCACACTGCCTAATACTTACGTACTCAATAACGTTAACCTTTCTGCTACTTCGCTGCACGTTGTACCAATTTACCAGCGAAACCGAAACATCTCTATTAGGATTATTGGGGATACTCCATTCCCAGTAAACCTATTGGATTTGACGTGGGAAGGTAAATACAGCAACCGTTTCTACAGAGGTTAACTTTGACTAATTCCACCCCTAAGTTTAGCATAAGACCTGCTACTTTAGAAGATGTACCTGCAATAGCAAGGGATCTATTAGAAGAAGGGAAAGCAGACTTCTTCAGAGCTGGTAAGAATCCAGTTCTGTGTATGGCTGCAGATACTATTTATAGTAATCCCCTTCTTCTAATTAGTCCTGACGGCAAACCTGCTGCATTGTTTGGTGTTGATGATTATGGGTGTGTATGGATGAACATGACAAATGAAATCCGAAAGCACCCTAAGACATTCATCAAACAAGCCAAAGAGGTTGTTAAGACCTTGGGACCATTTCTTTGGAACCGAGTAGATATTCAGAACAATAATCTAAGAAAGTTCTTGAGACTTATTGGTTTCAAGGTTATTAACGTCGTCCCGTGTGACACACGAAACATCTATTACGTGGAATTTGCAAAAGTAAATTATGAAAGCTAAAGAAGCAGCAATGCTTGGTGGCGGCCTTGGCCTACTTAGCTTTGGCTTAGATATGTTCAAAGCTGATGCTGCATACAACGCATCAGTTCAAGAGTGGAAGCAACAGGCAGACGCCGTATTCCGTGCTAATCAACGTCAAGCGATGATGATTAAGGACGCGAATACTCGGACTGCTGATATTTATGGCTACCAAACTGGTAGGTTTAATCAAAACCTTGGTTTTATTCAAGAGGAATACAGCCGAGCTGGAGAGGACCTTCAACGTCAACTGGGTGAACAGTTTGCCCAATCTGCTTACAGTAAACAAGCACAACTATCTGCCCTTTCTCAAGCTGTAGGCTTTAATCGAGCTGCCTCTGAAGGTGTGAGTCGTTCTCGTGAACGTGCTGACATACTTGGTACCTTGGGTACATTTGGCCGGAATGCTGCTATGGAAGCCGAACGGCTTGCTGGTGTTGTTAGCCAATCCGCAAGGAATCGTCAGGCGCTTGGTCGCCAAGCTACTCAGTCCGTCTTTTCTGCTTATGGTGACCTGGGGGTTCTTCCTGAACTTCAACGGTTTGTTGCTCAAGAAGCTCCAATGCGTCCTGAAGTTCCTAATCAAGGTCTACAGATTGCAAGCTCTTTGATGGGTAGTGTTGAAAAAGGTTTGGGTACAGCCATTAACCTTATGGGAGTTTAATTAAATGGCAAGACAACTTCCTCCTCAGGAACTACAGCTACAGCAAGGTTATCAAAGCCCTATCCAAGCACAAGCCTATAACCCTCTCCAAGTTGCTGATGCTTCTCAGCAAATGGAGCAAAACAGAGCTACAGCTTTGGCTAATGCTCAACGTGAAGATACTGTTCTGAGCAAATCAGATGAAGCTGCGATTGAGTTTGCCAAAGGTGTAAATGCTCAGCAGCTTGCTGATCTTAGCTCTTTATCTACTTCTTTGCAAAAGGTAACTACTCTTGGTGCTCAGGAATACTGGAAGGCTGAAGCTAAGCGTGGTATTAATGCTATTCGTGAATCTGGTGTTCCTTTTCAGGAATACTTTGATTGGCACAAAACCAAGAGAGATCTAGAGATTACCCAAGCTGGTGGCGATGCTCTGGCTAACCAAGCAATGGCTGCTGGTGAACCTTTTGAGGTTGCTAACCTTTACAAGGGTTTAAGTGGTATTGCCAAGATTTATGCTAAGGAAGAGGTTGCCCGCCAAGGTGCAGATGCCTATCTTCCTTGGATGCAGAATCAGCTGCAAACCAACAATACTCTTATTCTTCGTACAAAAGACGGAGAAGAGTTTACTCCGGACAAAACCGGTAACGACCCAATCAAACGTGCTCAAGCTGTTCGCGCACTTGATGACTTGTTTGTTGAACAGTTTGGATTCCTGGGAATCAATCGTGTGGTCCTTCAAGACCATGCGTTTGAAAAGATGAATAAAGGCCGGACTCAACTTATTGGTGAAGCTCGGTTTAACTTTGCACAAGAGCAGTCTGCAGCTACTCGTGAGACTGCAATGGTTCTACTCCGTCAAGGTAACTACCTTGGTGCTGTACGAGCATTGGCTTCTACAGTTGATGGTGAAGGTCGGCACATCGGTTATACCGGTGCTCACGATCAAGCCATGAAAATGCTAAGTGAGGTTGATAAGGCAGGACTTTTAGAGGACACTGCTTTTCAAGCCATTCTTGGGCAAGAAGATCCAGATAGTGGTAAAACGGTTGGTAAACGTTGGGAAGTTCGGTTTGCTCAGTTTGAAAAAGACAGAGCTGCTCGTGTCCGTGCTGATGCTGCTGCTGAACAAGGTGATAGAGAAGTAGAAGCCCAAAAAGCAGAAGATGAATTTAGAGAGTTGTTTGACAACGATCCTAACCAACGTTCTGAAAGCAACATTAAAGCTGCTCAAGAACGTTACTTCTTTTTGTCTGGTGGTAAAAAAAGTCCGTATCTTGAAGGCCTTGCTTCTGAATACAGTGTAACTGCTAAAGCCAAACAAGAACTAAATGATCGGTTTGAGAAGCTTGCTGAGCAGAACCTTCTCACTACTGACATGGTTGCCCAGGCTCCTTGGAGTATCCAAACTAAATGGATGCCTGCAGCTAAACAGCAAGAGGCTGGTAGAACTTCTACCTTTAAAACTCAACTCAAAGCCATTGAGAACCACGTTAAAACTGATCCTCGTGTGAAAGTTTCACCCGATGGATCTACCAGTGGCATGGCTACTCTTGTGATTGGAGAGCTTCAAGCTAAGTTTAACCGCAAGGTGTCTGAGTATGTTGCTGCTGGTATGAAACCTGCTGCAGCCGCTAACCAAGCAGTTGCTGAGGTAATGTCTGAATTTAAGACTGACCCTCGTTATGCAATGAATAAAATGGGTGAGTTTTCTAGTTTTACCCTTGGTACTGCTAAAACCTCAGCTGCTATCAACCATAAACTGAACACGATTCGTTCTGCTGTTCTTGGTGGTGGTAAAGCATCCCTTAACAAGAAACCTGGTCTTATCTTCAATGCTTCTCAACTGAAAGCAATGGAAGAAGGTTACGGTGAAGCTGGTTGGTCTATGCCCCTTGAGGCTCAATACTGGGGATCTAAACTTGGTATTAGTGGCCTTGAAGTTATTAACCGTCAGCGTGAAGCCGCAGGCATGAGGCCATTGATTACTCCTGAGTCAATGGAAGTAGCAAATAATGCTATGTCTTCTCAGATGCAAGCGTTGCTTAACCGGCTACCGACGTATAACCGCTCTGTACGGGCTTTGAGCAGCATGGGACGCTTTGAGCCTACCATGGTGCCTAAGGGCTTTGGAACGGCCATACAGAAGGCTGCAAGGGCCAATGGCATTGATCCTGCTATCCTTACTGGTATTCTTGAAGTAGAGTCCCGCTGGCGTGATGATGTTATCTACGGTAGAACAAGATCTGAGTCTGGTGCTAGAGGTATCGCTCAAATTATGCCGGAGTATCATCCTGGTGTTAATTATGATAACCCTATCGACAGCATCAACTACGCAGCCAAACATCTTAAAGGTTTGATTGCGGCTACTAACGGTGATGTTAATCGTGCAATCCAAGCCTACAATGCAGGTCTTGGTGGTGTTGGTAAATCTCAAGAAAACCGGAACTATCTTCCTTTGGTTCTTAAGTCTGCTGCTAAGTATGGCTACGGCCAAGCTTGGCGTGATCCTGCAACCATGCGTCCTACTGTTGTCTATAAGATTGGCAGTCTTGGATATGGATCTACGGGTCCACATCTTGATGTGAAACGTGTTGCACGGGGTACTACTGCTACTACTGGTTCTGTTGAAATCAAACCCAATGAAGTTGATTCCTTTGTTGAGGTCAATGTGAACGGTAAGTGGAAGCCCCTTTCTAAAGGAACTACTCTGACTGATACTGAAGCTCGTCATCGTGCACGTGGATCATACGGAGTAGATTATGCAGCCCCTGCTGGTACGCCAGTAAGACTGAAAAATGGAGCACAAGTCGTTGATACGTTCAAAGGTCAAGAAGGCACAGACCATCTTATCATTGAACTTCCTGACGGCAGACGGTTCCAGTTCTTACATGGTACAAAAGTATAACAATGTACAATCCTTACGAGGACTTCAACGCTAAGGATGAGCCTTTAAGTGATGATGTAAAAAATCAACTGCTTCAAGACAAGGCTCAATCCGAGCAAACTGTTATGAATATGCAGGCAGCTGAACAGGCTGCTGCTCAAACTGCTGCTACTGGTACGCCCGGTAAGCAGCAACCGGCACAAGCTAAGCAAACGCCGACAGATGCTGAAAAGCAAGAGCCTAAAGATGCAGGGGATTATGCCCGTGATGTTCTAGAGCTGGGATTGGCTGTGCCTACTGGTACGGTTGACTGGGCTGTTGACTTGTACAACGTCCTTCCTACTCCTGATCTTCCGAAAATCCCTAAGTTCAAGAACGAAGTATTCCAAGCTGCACGTGAAATCTCTTCCTTTGTAGTTCCTACTGTTCTCCTTACTCGTGGTCTTGGTGGGGCAGCTTCGGCTGCCAATGCCAAGGTCAAGTGGGAGATGGGTAAGAATGCACTGGTTAAGTGGTTGGGTGAAGCTGGTATTGCAGCTGGTTCTGGTGCATTTGTTGATGCTACCAACAAGATTAACGAGACCGACGATAACCTTCAAGGGACTCTCAAAAAGATGTTCCCTAAGACCTTTAGCTGGATCTCTGATGACTGGGCTACCGTTGATGGTGACTCTCCTGATGTGATTCGTGCTAAGAACATCAATGAAGGTGTTGGTCTTGGTATCTTTACTGACTTATTGGTTGGTGCTGGTAAACTTCTTCGTGCTACACAAAAGACAAAGGAAGCTACTAACTTCATCCCCATGGATGAGAAAGCAGTTAACTTCAAAAAGCAACACGAAACTGGAACAGTAACAGCAGAAGATGAAGTCCTTGAATCAGCTGGTCGTCGGGAAGAGCTCCTGGATGAACGAGCTGATTACGGCCTTGCTAACAACAAAGAGGGTGCATACCTTGGTATCCACGATGTATTCGATGTTGAAGAAGCTGGTGTCCGTGGTGTTGATCCAATGGGCGTTGTTGGCGCGGGTATTGACCAGGTGCGGATTGCTAAGAATTATGGAACCGTTTATGGACGACTTCGTAATTTTATGTCTGAGCCTGCTGCAAAGTATGTGCTCAGAACTGCTGATCCTGCTACCTTTGATGAAGTAGATCAATCGCTGAAGCAAGCGTTTGATTCTGCTGGTAAGTACAAGGTAATGCTTGGCGATGAAGCCACCATTACTTATAAAGATGTAGTTGCAGAAGGTGACAACCTTAGCAAAGTTCTTCTAGATCCTCGTATGGATGTAGAGGAAATGAAGAAGGTTTTTACCGAGTTCTCTGATACCGTTGATGGTACTGAGCGGCTTTCTGTCGGTACTCGTGGTGATATTGCCTTTGCAGGTTCACTGCAAGCTCTTCGTCAGCTTCGTGATGAATACATCAACCTGGATACTGTTCGTGCTCAAGGGTATCTGGCTACTTCCTTTGCTGGTCAAATCTCTGACCTTGCAGAGGGTGCTCGTCTGATGGATGGCACTGCTGCCATTGAACGTGCTCAGGAACAGATCCTGGATAAGGTTGAGTATCTTACCATTGTTCAAGGCCGAGCCAAGCAGTTGCGTGGTCAAGGTCTGAATAGCCTGAAGCAAATCTATGCTCATCTCAATGAGAAAGATTTCGGTAAGGTTCAACAGATGGTGGATAGCTTCAACGAAACCAAGAAAGCTACTGACCAAGAGATCATTGATCGCGCTAAGCGTACTGTTGATACTCTGCGTCAAGTATCTAAGGAGCGTCCTGAATATCTAGTGCCGTTGCAAATGGCATGGGAGTTTACGGATGGTAACATTGATACCATGGCTAAGCTGAACAGGTACGTCGATCAAAGCCTGGGGGACTGGTTCCCTAAGTTCTTTGTTGACGGCAACCCTGAGATGCCTAACGTCATTGTGCAAGGTATGTGGAGTAACATCTACAACTCTGTGCTTACCTCTGTGTCCACCCCACTAAAAGCTGGTTTTGCTAACGCAGCTCTGTTGCTTGAAAAGCCCATTACCGTTCTTGGTGGTGCTATTATTGGTGGTGATGTTAAGACCCTGAAACGGGGTTGGTATCAATACTCGGCATTTGTGGACACCTTCCAAAAGGGTTTGAAGCACATGACCGATGTGTACCGTAAGGCTGCCAATGATCCGACTTCTGTTGGATACATTATGCGGGATGACCTGGTTAAGAAGAATGAGCAGACAATGGATATTCTCCATTCGTATGCTATGGCTTCTCAGCAACGTGGTAACGAAGGTCCAATGGCCTTGTATCACAAAGCCGAAGCTCTTAACGACATGGCTAACAATCCCTGGCTTCGTTTTGGTGCTAACGCTATGACGGCACTAGACGGTTTTGCACGGGCTATGATTGCCAACGCTGAGTCACGTGGTAGGATCTACGACAAGTTCATTGATGGTGGTCGAAAGCTTGATGCTGATGGCATTAAGAAAGCTTTGGATGATCAATACAATGAAATGTTTGATTCCACCGGTATGATCACCAACAAAGCTGTTGATTATGCCAGCCGTGAGATTGCTATGAACCTTGACAGTCCTGCTGTTGATGGTTTGTCTCGTTTGATTGAGCAGTATCCTGCTATGAAGCCGTTCCTGATGTTCCCCCGTACTTCGGTGAACATTCTGGATATGGCTAACAAGCACAGCCCTATCTCTATCTTTGCTAAAGAGTACAACGAGATTGCCTATAAACCTCTTAGCAACTTTACCATTGATGAAGTAGAGTCTATTCTTACCAAGCGTGGTCTACCCGTTGATGAGAATATGATGGATACCTTTAACACCCTTCGTGCTGAGGTACGTGGCCGTAAGGCTGTGGGTACTATTACCATGATGACTGCTGCAGGTATGTTCCTGAACGGTGGTCTGCGTGGTAATGGTCACTACGATAAAGAGCGTAACCGTGTTCGTCAAGAGCTTGGTTGGAAACCTCGTACGTACAAAGGTTGGGATGGTAAGTGGTATAGCTATGACGGTCTTGGTCCTATCTCTGACTTCCTGGCTTTGACTGCTGATGTGATGGACAACTTTGATTCCATCACCGAGAATGATCTTGAGATTAACATTAACAAGCTTGGCTTTATCATTAGTGGTAACCTGACCAACAAATCAATGCTTGCTGGTATTGAGCCAATGAACGATGTTCTGGCCGGTAACCCTGCTGCATTGAACCGTTGGGCTGCTTCCTTTGCTTCTTCTCTTGCTCCGTTGTCTGGTGCACGTAATGAGCTTGGTCGTCTTATGGCACCTTCTCTTCGTGAATTGGATATGGAGTTCACTCAACTTCTTCGTAACCGTAACAAGTTCCTTGATGTTGTGGATTCCAAAGGTGCACTGCCTGATAAGCACGACTGGATTGACGGTACTAAAGTTGGTTACCCTGAGAACTTCTTTGTACGGGCATGGAATGCTGTGTCTCCTATGAAGGTGTACGAAGGTCAATCGGCTGAGCGTCAGTTCCTGTTGGATATTGAATACGATTCTCGTCCGAGTTTCAATAAGAGCACCAAAGGTGTGGAGTACACTCCTAAGGAACGCTCTGAGTTGTTCTCTTTGATGGGTCAACAAGGTTACTTTAAGCGTGAACTGAGCCGTATCATGCAAGGTACTGATGCTCAAATGTGGCGTGAATCCATTAAGACTGAACGTGGTAACGGTTCTCGTATTGATCCCAATCAATGGATGAACCTGTATCGTCAGATTGATGTTGCTTTGGATCGCTCCAAGCGTATGGCTGAGGTACAGCTTAGCAACCGTGATGAAGTAATGCGTCGTCAATACGAACAAGGTTTAGACAAAGCCTATCAGCAGCGTGGTGTTTCCTTGCTGCAGTGGCAAAACAAGTAATCCACCCATTCCCACAACGTACTAGCGTAAATGGCTGTAACTCAAAATACATACACCGGGAATGGTTCAACTACGAACTATTCAATTACATTTGAATACCTTGAAGAGACCGATATTAAGGTAACACTTAATGGTACTTTAACAACTGCATACACTTTTGCCAACGCTACAACTGTTTCTTTTACGACTGCACCGGCAGCTGGAGTAGCAATTCGCATCTACCGAGATACTGACGTAGATGCACTTCAGTCTACTTTCTTTGCCGGTTCGGCTATTCGTGCTCAGGATCTTAATGATAACTTCCTGCAGAGTAATTATTCTGTTCAGGAAATCAAAGACCGTTTCCTTGACCGTACTGGTGGAACCCTGACTGGAGCACTTGATGCTGGTGGTTTTAAAATCACTAACGTTGGAACCCCAACCAACAATGCTGACGCATCCACAAAAGCTTATGTAGACAGCACGATTGGTACTGCTGGTGGCTATGCAGCTGCTGCTGCAGCCTCTGCTAGTGCTGCGTCTACCAGCGCATCTAATGCTGCTTCTAGTGCCTCTGCAGCTTCCACAAGTGCTTCTAACGCATCAACCAGCGCAAGCAATGCTAGTTCTTCTGCTAGTGCTGCTTCTACGTCTGCATCCAATGCGGCAAGCAGTGCTTCTACAGCTTCGACTCAGGCATCCAACGCTGCTACCTCTGCCTCTAACGCAGCCACTAGCGCTACTAACGCCTCTAACAGTGCAACCAGTGCTGCTAG